AGAAAAACAATTAAAGTAAATGACGTAAAAAAAGAAATTGAAAAATTGGTTGAAAATGCGATTCAATATAATAAAGACGGCAATAATGAATTGTATGAATATTGTTATAATAAAGCAATTTGTTATAAAACATTAATACAAGAAATTGCTATTGATTATGCCAAACCGTCATATAGTAAAGAGTTCAGTGACATTGATGATTGGTTTACCGAAATCACCAATAACGCTATTTATAAATAAAATAATAATCTGTCGTGTAACTGGACTGTATGGGTTCGAATCCCTAGGCAGGTTTGCCATAAGGTAAAATAAAAAGAAAAGAGGACAAGAAAATGACAAAAAAATTATTACAAGAAAGATGCGAATATTTTTCTGAAATTGCAGGTCAGAAAATTGAGGCTCGTTACTATAACGGTTATGCCCACGTTGTAAACGCTGAAAACGGAACAATATACGTCGTTGGTACAAAGCAATATTGTTATGATGCAATTTATAACATGATGCAAGGCTTCTGGCTCGCATCTGCAAAATACGCAAATTAGCGTATTATCCTGTCATGTATTTGGGTTGCATGGGTTCGAATCCCTAGGCAGGATTACCGCAAGGTAAATAAAAAAGAAAAGAGGAAAAAGAAAAATGGTAAGTTACAAGTTAGAAAGCGTAAAAATTCTGCAAAGAGACTGTAAACGTGATGTGAAAAGTGTAACATACATGGCAGTTATCATATCGGAGAAAAAAGAAAAGTGGGTTATCAGTGGCTATGTTCACTCATCAGATAAAATTACGCTTGAATATTGTGCATGGTCAGCTTTGCAGTATTTTATCGGTGAAAACACAGCTTCATATAGGGATTTTGAAATCGCATATGACAGAATTTTGTCACCGTGGGAAAGTTTTGAGTTATAAAAGATGAGGAAAAGAAAAATGAGAAAAATTACAGAAAGAAGACCAATGAAAGAAAGATATAGTTTGAAAGTTCCAATTGCCTGTTTATCGCTATCGCCATTCACGGCTATTGTCTTGTATCAGCCGGATGAATATGATGCAGGAAAATGTGAGTTTGTCGTAGCTGATTTAGACGATTTTTGTGAACCAATAAGCCCTAGACGGGTAAAAACTCACATTGATTGTGACGGTAAACCTTATTTTTACCGATACAATAGAAAATGTTACCTTGACGAGTTCATTAGAATACCGCAATCGAAAAGGGCAGAAGTAATCAACTTACCTGATTAAAATATAGTGAGTTAGTTACCACTAATAAGCGTTTATAAGTAACGCTTATAATATCATTAGAAATAGGAATTAGACAAAAAACTATCAATATGGTATTATAATATTGTACCAAACAAAAGGTACTTGTCTTTTTTCCTTTCCTTGAAAATATAGTTTCTGTCGTGTAACTGGGCTGTACGGGTTCGAATCCCTTGACAGAAGTTGCCAAAAGCAAAAAAAAAAAAAAGAAAAGAGGTAAAAACAAATGGCAAGAAAAGAAAACATGGTAACAAGAACAATTAAGAGCACGCATTGCGTATTGATGTGTGTTGATACTTCAATTGGCGAGGTAAAAAATATTGATGTGACTTTACCACGCACGTACAAAGAAGTTTCTGACATGCTGACAAAAGCTAAAGAAATCTATGATACAGATACCCTTAAATGCGTGGAAGTCGTAGACTTCAAAGAAAAAGAGTGTTTGATGGGAATGCCAGAAAGCTTATTCATTCAGTACGCACATGAAATCGTAAAACAGAAAAAAGAAGAGAACTAGAAAAGAGAGGTAAATAAAAATGCAGATTTATGAAAATTCAAGAGAGTTTACTAAGGTAGAAATTTATCTTATGACATCTTCACCAGACGTAATTTCATTAAAAAACGTGGATGATGAAACTTCAATTCCTGTTGACGGTTATATCCTGTTCAAGGATAAAAACCAGAATGGCGAGGAAACAGACATTCTTTCACTTATCACGCCAGACAAAAAAGTATACGCTTGTCAGTCTCAGACGTTTAAGCGTTCATTCCTTGAAATATTTGAGTTAATGGACGGTGAAGCGTTTTCAATCATCAAGAAATCCGGTGTAACAAAAGGCGGTCGTGATTTTATTAATTGCGTTTTAGATGTGAATAGCTTAATGTAATATAAAATTGACGTAATAGAAAGCGGAGCGGAAAACAACCGCTTCGCTTCTTTTATGAGGTGATGGAAAAATGACATACAAGGAACAATATAAAAAAGAAATAAAAAGAATAAAACGCTTCATAAGCCGAGTTGAGAAAAGAGGTTATTCTTTTAGCTTCAAAGAGCCACAACTTCCGAAGCGTATTAGAAAAGAATCAGTTGAAAAACTGAAAAAAATAACGCCAGAAAAGTTATACGCTTCTGCTACATACCGTGGCTTATATTCAGATTTTCGTGAGTTGTCTGGTTTAGAAGCACGAAAAAGAGAGCGTTCAGCGTCAGCGAAAAAAGGTGCTGAGACAAGAAAAAGAAAAGCAGAGCAGAAAAAAAGAGAACAGGAAAAAACACCTACTTTTGACTTTATTAATGAAATTATTTCAATGATAAACGAATTGCCGAACGGTCGTTATGTTTCATATCAAGTTTTTCTCGATTTTACACCGCATAAAAATTTTTTAATTTCTTTGATTAACGATCGTGCTGATATAGCATCACAATATAATACGTTTGAAAAGTATTCGAATTATTTAAACGATAATAAGGATAGAATAAGAGTATTATTGGATAAAATAATGCACGACAGCAATGAATCTGAAATCATAGCATCATTTAATGAGTTAGCAGAAATATTAAAAGGTTCGGCGTTATCATTTGAAGAAGCTGAAATGATTGAGGAATTGAACCAATACTATGAAAGTTTTGTTGATTACTAATGCATGAGCGAAGATATAGATATTTTGTCGGTGATTTCGAAACAACTGTTGATGAAGATATTCACTCACAAACTTCAACGGAAGTGTGGGCTTCTGCTATCGTTGAAATGAATACAGATAATGTAGTCATTTTGAAAAGCATAGACGCAACTTTTCAATATTTACAGTCGTTCCGTGAAAATATTTGTGTGTTTTATCATAATTTAAAATTTGACGGTTCTTTCTGGCTTGATTATTTTATTAATAAATGCAAATTTGAACAAGCGTATGAAATTTTGAATGATGAAAAAACGTCGTATAAATGGTTAAAAGAAAAAGACATGAAAAATAATACCTTTAAATATTCTATTTCAAGAATGGGGCAATGGTACACATTCACTATTAAAGTAAACGGCATTATAATTCAAGTCAGAGATTCATTGAAACTTCTTCCTTTTTCAGTGAAACAAATCGGAAAATCGTTTGGAACAAGGCACAAAAAGCTTGAAATGGAATACAAGGGAAAAAGGTTTGCAGGTTGTGAAATAACTGATAAGGAAAAAAGATATATTGCAAATGACGTTCTAGTTGTAAAAGAAGCACTCGAAATTCTTTTCGACGAGGGTCACGATAAATTAACTATCGGAAGTTGCTGTTTGTCAGAGTTCAAAAGAATTGTTTCAAAAACAGATTATAATATGCTTTTTCCAGACTTGACGAAACAAGAAATTGATAAAAGTGTATACGGTTATGATAACGCAGATGCTTATATTCGTAAAGCATATAGGGGTGGTTGGTGCTATCTTGTAAAGGGCAAAGAAAATCAGATTAAAAGAAACGGAACAACAGCAGATGTAAATTCGCTTTATCCGTCAATGATGCATAGCGAATCTGGTAATCGTTACCCATACGGCTATGCGTCTTTCTGGTGTGGTAATTATATTCCAAAAGAAGCACAAACAAGTGAAACTTTTTATTATGTAAGAGTAAAAACAAGATTTTATTTAAAAGACGGATATTTGCCATTTATTCAGATAAAAGATTCTTTCTTATATAAAAGCACAGAATCTTTGACAACTTCAGATTATTATGATAAAGAAACACAACAATATTATTCTGAATATATCGAAAAATATTCTGGTAAAAAATGCGATACACGTGTAACATTAACTTTATCAATGATTGATTTTGAATTGATAAAAGAACATTATAACCTAGTTGATTTTGAAATCTTAGATGGTTGTTGGTTTTATGCACTGACAGGTATGTTTGACGAATACATTGACAAATATAGGAAAATAAAAGAGACAAGTAAAGGTGCAAAGAGAACAGAAGCAAAACTTTTCTTAAATAACTTATATGGTAAATTAGCAAGTAATGACGATTCTAGTTTCAAGGTAGCATATTTAAAAGAAAATGGAAACATTGGTTTTATAACATCTACTGAACACGAAAAGAAAGCAGGACATATAGCAAGCGGAGCGGCTATTACTTCTTATGCAAGAAATTTCACCATAAGAGCCGCACAAAAAAATTATTATGGTGTTGATAAAAAAGGTTTCATTTATGCTGATACAGATAGTATTCATTGTGATTTACAGTCAGATGAAATAAAAGGAATCAAGGTTCATCCAACAAATTTCTGCGCATGGAAATTAGAGAGTTCATGGGATGAAGCTATTTTCACACGACAAAAAACATATATTGAACACGTTACGCATGAAGATTTGAAGCCTTTAAAAAATCCATATTATAACGTGAAGTGTGCAGGTATGCCAGACACTTGCAAGGAATTGTTTGTGCAATCCATGACAGAGCATACATTGGAAGACACAAAAGTAGATTTAAAAACAAAAGAAAAGCTTGAATTTTTGAAAACAAAACGAAGTATGTCTGACTTTAAAGTTGGGTTAAAAATTCCAGGAAAATTACTACCTAAAAGAATAAAGGGTGGTGTTTTATTAACAGAAACTTACTACGAAATGAGGTGAAAAAATTGAAAGTACTAATTGATATTTCTGAAAATGATATAGCTAATTTACTAGCAGGAAAAGTAGTAAAATATAGTACTGAAAAATTAATAGGTGAAACAATAGAAATAGAGGTGAAATTAAACGATGAAAAAAGTAACATTAAAACAGTTTTTTAAAATTTTAAAAATAAAATGGATTGACGGTCAGTGTTTACATGCATGTTTATTTTGTCCGTATGCTGACGAGTGCTTAGAAAATTTTATTGAAGAGGAGAATTATAAAAATGAAACTAGAAATTGAATTTGAGAATCAAGAAGATTTAAGAAAAAAAATAAGTTCTTTATCACCACCATATGTAACACTAAATATAAGACCGTCTTACACAGTCGAAGAAATTAAAAATTGCATTAAATTATATGATAATGTTTACCAAAACAATTATTTTGATATCATTAGAAATGGCAGAACGGTTATAAGAGGAATTGGTTATGAACAGACAATCACTGAATTATATGGAATAACGGTGGATAAGGAAGCTATTATAATTCAAAATCCTAGTTGTAAAAGTGACATATATGTATTTGTTTCAATATAAAATAAAGGAGAGATTATATAAAATGAGTGAAATAAAAATGAAATTAGAAATTGAGTTTGAAAATTTTGAAGATTTAAATAGAAAATTATCTTCCGCGTTATCGCGAAGTGAAATTTTTAAACCTAAAAGTTGTTATTCTATCGAAGATATTAAAAAATGTATTAAACTTTATGACCCCGAATATGAAAATAAATATTTTTATATAATTAAAAAACGGCATAACGATTTCAAAGGAAATAAGTTATACTCAGTTAATAAATAAATTATCTGATATAACATGGAACAAAGATGCTTTTATAATTCAAAATCCAGATAGTTTATATGACATATATGTATTTGTTTACAGATAAAAAAATAAAGGGCGGATTTTACAATCCGTCCTTTTTATATCTTTATCTCATAAGTTATTCAAGACGGTTCGCAAAACCGCGATTCACACTAGCAGTATAATTTCAACCGTGCGCCCTAGTTGTGACATGAAAAACATTATAAGAAGATATCAATATGATAAAGCAGTTAAGATAGCTTCTTTGCACTGTAAATCTTTGAATCTAAAACACCCTTTTTCAAAATAATATCGCATATTTGAAATAAAAAACTCATTTGATTTTAGCATAACATAATTTACATTGTGGTCTGCTGTTGTTATTGAAAGTTTAAAAGGAAAACTCTCATCATAATTTTTACCACAATAAATGATACCTATATCCCTATATTCCCGTAACGAATATTTTTGACCTTTATAAATGAGGGTTGCTAAATATTTGTTCTTGCCTTTGGGTGTTTCAATAAAAGCATAATTATCATTCAGATAAACATTCTGACTTGAGTATTCCACATATGAATCCTTTGAAAACGCTTTATTAAACCCGCTTTCCTGTTGTGCTATGGATGCTGATTCTATGAAACACTGTTCTAAAACAAAACCGTTACCTCTTAAAAAATTAGTATCATTTCTTAGTCTGTTTCCAATTTCTAAAACACTGTAATAAGGGTTGATAAGACTAACACTATTTGAAGCCATAAAAAGCGGTAAATATTTTACCTGTTTTCCTTGACCTCTAGCAAGACTAGTGTGAACTGAAATTAGTTTCTTAACTTCATCATTACAATAGTGATTAGTTTCGCTCTGATATTCGTCCATAAACATGTTTTCTACATCAGAAAAAAGATGGCTCATTTTTTTAATCTGGTCGGCACTGTTTAAAGTTAAAGCATATCCGCAACTTTCATCATTCAAAAAAAGTTCATGATATATTCCTTTTGCCCTGGATTTGCTAGCGATTTCATCGTTAGGAAAAAACAGAGTATGAATATCTTTGAAAAATTTATCAGCAACGTCATCTAATTCATAATTATATCTGTATATAAGTGCAAATTTTTGTTGTCTTTTTTTGAATCTATTCAACAACAATCTATTAAAATAAGTAGTCTTTCCGCCCGTTCTATTACCAGTACACATGTAAATCTCTGGTGTATTCCCGTTTAAGTCTTTTAACGACAAAAGTTTAGTGCCGTCATAATATTCTATTTCACTCATTTCTTTTTTACCTCTCATAAGTAAAACTTATTACATTATAAGAATTTCTTATTAATAAATTATAGCATACCTATTGAATTTTGTCAACTAATGTGATACAATTCATTTATAAGAAAAACTTATTATCTTATAAGATTATCTTATAAAAAGGGGGTGAAATTATGGGTGCAGATTTTTTAAACATCTTAGGGAATTATGTATTTCCTGTCGTGGCTTGTTGTGTAATGGCTTACTTCGTAAAATATATGTATGATGAAACAAACAAACGTATTGACGAATTGAACACACAGCATAAAGACGAAGTTGACAATCTTAGCACAGTCATTTCGAATAATACTGTTGCTCTCGAAAAGATGAATACGCTAATTGAAAGATTGGAGAAATAAATGAGAGTAGAAACTTTAATTGAAAATGCAAAAAAATACATTGGTACACCCTATGTATGGGGCGGTGAAAGTCTGGAAGAGGGCGGGTTGGATTGTAGTGGTTTAATGTACATCTCATTGAAAGATTCTGGTTATAAAACTGTAAGAAAAACAGCACAGAGTTTTTCTTTAATTGGTAAATCTGTTTCCTTAGATTCTATTAAAAGTGGTGACTTGCTTTTCTTCGGAAAATCACGAACAAAAATAACGCATTGTTCTATTTATCTCGGTAACGAATTAATGATTGAAAGTATAGGCTCACAGAAAAACACGAAAAATAATAAAGGTAAGGGCGTGGTTATTTCAAGTTTATACAGACGATTAGACTTAGTATGTGCAAGGCGAGTTTGTGAAGAAAAAAACGACAGCAATGTTTACTTTAAAGTAGGTAACATTTACACAGTTGCAGTTGACAACTTGAATGTTAGAATTAGGCCAGATGTAAAAAGCAAGAGGAAAAACGCTAATGGTCTTACCCTTGACGGAAGAAAACACGCTAATTCAAGAGGTCAGTTAATGTGTGGTACAAAAGTAACTTGTAAAGAAATTGCAAGAGACGAAAACGGTAACACATGGATTAAAATTCCTAGCGGATGGATATGTGCTATTTATAATTCAAGGGTGTATGTAAGATAATGGCTGAATGGATTTCAAAAAACACGCATTTAACCGAAGCAGAAACGCTAAATAACGCTTATATTTTTTATGGGATATTTAGTAATCTAGGGTACAGTTTAGAAACCATATCAGCACTCGCAGGAAACGCAGAAGCAGAGAGCGGTATCAATCCAGAATTAGAAGAAGTTGGTGGAACAGGGTATGGAATTTTTCAGTGGACACCGAAAAACGATTTGATTGAAGCATGTGATTCACTAAATTTATCGCCGTATACAGACGGAACAGTGCAATGTAATTGCTTAGATGGTGAATTATTTGTATTAAAAAATCAATGGTATACCACGAACGCTTTTATAACACCTTATATACCTAGCGGGGCGACCACAGACATGGTAGGTGTTACCGCACAGGAGTTCAAAGAAAATACGTTAGGTTGGACGCCCGATAAACTTGCTATACTGTTTATGGTAGCATATGAAAGACCAGATAGAAACCCTGCTACAAATCATACTGAATTAAGGCAACAATTAGCGTTAAAATGGTATGAAGTTTTCAGCGGTTCACCAGTTCCACCAACGCCGACAAAAAAGAAAAAAATGCCGATATGGATGTATGTAAGAAAGAGGTGATATGATGGCAGTCAAAACAGTTGATGAAATTATGGCAAAAGTAAGAGAAAGAATTGGCGAAGATGACAGTGACGAAGCGATCGGGTTTATCGAAGATATTTCTGACACGCTTGAAAGTTTTTCTAACGCAGAAGATTGGAAAACTAAATACGAAGAAAACGACAAAAAATGGCGTGAAAAATATCGTGACAGATTTTTCACTTCAAAAGAAGAAGTAGAAGAAGATGATATTGAAGAACCAGAAGAAAAAGAAAAGAAAAAATTTGAAGATTTATTTGAGTAAGAGAGGAGTGGTATAATGCCAAAAAGAGTTGCAGTTAGCACGTTAAATGCTACGACAAGAGATATTTTAAATGTAATCAGACAGAACGCAGGACTTGAGTATCAGAACGCAGTACCTGTTGTTGAAAAAGAAGCCGACATCCCACGGGTAGGTGAAATCATTTTCGGTTCAACGTCATTAAGTAATCAGTTTCTGAACGCACTTGTGAACAGAATTGCATTGGTGAAAGCACGTTCAGCAACTTTCAACAATCCTTATGAAATTCTTAAAAAAGGTTATCTCGAATATGGCGAAAGTATCGAGGACATTTTTGTTTCACTTGTAAATGTACAGGTTTATGACGAAGAATCGGCAAAAGCCAGAGAATTTCAGAGAAATTTCCCAGATGTAAAATCTGTATTTTACGCTATTAACTGGCGTGTTGTTTATCCAGAAACTATTAACGAAAGCGACTTAAATTTAGCTTTTCTTTCTGCCGACGGCGTAACCAATTTAATCGCTAAAATGGTTGATGCTATTTACACATCAAGTAACTATGATGAGTATTTACTTTTCAAGTATCTTATTATTAAAGCAGTTTCACATGGTAAAATGTATCCAGTTTCTATCGGTGACGGAACAAAAACAACTGATGCAGGTGTTCAGTTTAGAGGGCATTCAAACATGTTACCTTTTATGAGTTCTGAATATAATGAAGCAGGTGTAAAAAATACTACACCAAAAGAGAGACAGGTTATTTTCATGGACGCTATGTTCAATGCAAAATACGACATTGAAGTATTAGCAGGGGCGTTCAATATGGATAAAGCGGAGTTCATGGGGCGTTTATTTTTAGTCGATAATTTTGCTACGTTTGACAACGACAGATTTACTGCTATTCGTGAGAAATCTGACGGACTCGAAGAGGTAACGCAGGCAGAACTTGATTTAATGAAACATGTCAAAGCTATTTTGATTGACGAAGAGTGGTTTCAAGTGTACGATAAACTGAACAAGTTTACAGAGAAATATATGGCTTCGACTATGGAATGGAATTATTTTTATCATGTTTGGAAAATCGTAACACACAACCCTTTTGCAAATGCGATTGTATTTGTGGATGATACCGCAGATGTGGCATTACCTGCTACTATAACTGCTGAAATTACTGGAAAAATGACAGCTGACAATGCAACGGTTTTAACTGTTGAAGCAAGTGCTGACGGTGCTAAACTTTCACCAAACGTAGCAAAATTTGTTCAGACTGAGGAATTAGTTACAAACGGTATTGCCGTTCACGGCTACGGTGCGTATATGATTCCAGCAGGGAAGAGTTCACAGATTCAGATTGTGGTTGAAAATGGTGGTGCTACTTATACGAATAGCACGACTAAGATTAACGCAAATAGTGATGTCGGCGTGAGTGTTGTTCTTACAAAACAGTAATATAATATAATATAATACTTTTAAGAGGGTGGTTTTTTCCACCCTCAGAAACGAGGGATTATGACAGAACAGAAAATTAATAAAAGTGCTTTTGTTGATTCAAGCGGTAAAGTGTGGGGGAATGTAGGCGAAAATATTAGAAACGGCAGTAAAAATTTAAAATCAACTTTTGATAGTTTAGATGAAAATGAATTGCAAAACTTACCTGTAATACCGATTAAGGGTCACTGGGAATATATTATTGATACGGTTGATTCGACTTTGCTTCATTCTTTTTCAAACTATTCTATTAACAGTAGTAACCGTGATGCAGAATTAAGTTGCAAAATTTATTCGATTATTCTTGTAAATACTGATAATACAGAGCCTATCCAATCAATATGTTTACCAGTAGTTATAAATGACGTAACTTATATTGAATTTCTTTCAAATGCAACAATAGAGTGTAATAATGAATTTTTAATCTATATAGGTGATGAATAATGTATATCGAACCGACTACAAATATAAGACTTTTAAAAGACGTGCCGCTCGATAACAGCTATAAGCACACGTTATTCTTTCAAACACACGCCGACCAGATTGGATATTTTGTTTCTAAACAAAAATATAGTTTGGGTAATTATTCATACCAAAGAATCAATAAAGGCGTTGCAAGGGTTGGCATTTGTGCTGATAACATCTATGAGTGTAATTATATGATGTTTAAAAACATAAATTTTGGTGATAAATGGTTCTATGCGTTTATTACAAAAATTGAATATGTTAACAATGAAATGTCAACTGTTGAATTTGAAATTGACGAGATACAAACATGGTTGTTTGAAATGCAATTAAAAGAATGTTATATTGAACGTCAGCACACAGTATCAGACAATAAATACGAGCATATCGAACCAGAAAGTATCGACTTTGGAAACATGGTTACGCTCGACAGCTATTTACCAGATACCACAGTTGATTCAACAGGAGTACACATTGGTGATTTCCACGAGTGGGTTTTAATTGTTTGTGTAGCACCGTCTGGAAAAAATGATATCCTCGCACTGGTTCAGAATGGTATGGTTTCCTGCGCAGAATATTATATTTGCAAAAATTCTACAACTAGTGTTAAAGATTTTCTTAAAAATATTCTTACTGGGTATGACCAGAATAGCATTTATAGTGCTTATATGTTCCCTAGTGCTTTTTGCAATACAAGTAGTGATACTGTTCATATTTTACAATATGGTCAGACAGCACCTATTCGATATAATATTAATGTGAAAGTACCAGATAATTTTAGAGGGTATGTCCCGAAAAACAACAAATTGTTTTCATCACCGTATACAGTGTATGAAGCAACAGACGATTGTGAAAATAGTCAGTATTATTATCCGGAATTATTTAACAGTAGCAATGTTCATTTTCATGTGTACGGAAAATATATTGGCAATCCAGAAATTGCTATTACGCCCTTATCTTACAAGGGTGAAACTGAAAACTATTCAGAATCATTTGTTATAGGGAATTTTCCTATGGCTTCATTTGCGAGTGATACTTACAGGGCGTGGGTTGCTAATAACGGTATGCAGACAAAAATTAATCTTGCATCAAGTTTAACTCTGGCTACTGCAAATCTATACAGTGGTAATGCTATTGGTACTTTTTACAATGCTACTAGTATCGCATCACAAATTAACGGTGCTATTGTGGCGTACAATCAACCTAACAAATTACTAACCACAGATAACAGTCAGATTATTGCTACGTTATTACAAAAAGTGCCTAGAATTAAAGTTAAATGTTTAACTGAATCATATTTGAAACAAGTTGATGATTTCTTCACAACTTACGGTTATGCTTTAAATGTAGTGGCTGTTCCAAACATTCATGCTAGAAAAGAGTTTACTTTCATAAAAACAAAAGATTGCGTGGTTCGCGGTGATATACCCGTAGATGCTATTAGAACAATTTGTAAATGTTTTGACAGTGGTATTACATGGTGGGTAAATGGTGAAAACGTAGGAAACTATGAAGTTGATAACTCAGTGTTATAAGGTGATGTATAATGAAGAAAAAGAAAAATCAATCGTTCCATAATACGCTAATGGCGAACGGTGCAACTTATGTGCAATATTACAACAGGTTAATGGAACTTTCTATGTCAATGTTTGAATGGAAAAATTTACCAGATACGGTTGATGAAAGATACTTAGAACTAGGGCTTTTTTCTTATGGTTGTATGGTATTTTTTAAAGATGATGTAATCGGCGAATTAGCTTTGAATATGACATATCAAGGTGGATTCGATATTTACGGTGAACCTACTAGACGTAGAGCGTATAGCAGATACAACCAATTTCAAACAACTCTTGATAAAGACAACAGTGTAATTATATGGAACAATATGCTGAGAACTAATTCAGCACTTGACGTACAAATGTTTGCATATAGATTGTACAATCTTGATAGAATAGTTGACATTAACGCAAACGCTCAAAAAACACCTGTTTTAATAACTTGTGATGAAAAACAAAAGTTGACTATGAAAAATCTTTACTTGCAATATGAGGGTAATTATCCTGTAATTTTTGGTGACAGTAATTTAGACATCAAAAGTCTTAGTGTGTTAAAAACAGACGCACCTTTTGTTAGTGATAAAATCTATGATTTAAAGGTTAAAATCTGGAATGAAGCACTAACATATTTAGGTATTTCAAATATTAACACTACAAAGAAAGAACGCATGATTACAGATGAGGTTATCAGAAATCAAGGTGGAACGATTGCTAGTCGATATTCAAGACTTGAAAGCAGACGTAGAGCAGTTAAAAAAATCAATAAAATGTTTGGATTGAATATAACTGTTGATTACAGAGAAGATTTTCAGAGTACAGATATTGAAAATGATACGTTAGGTGGTGATACTCTTGAGTAAATATACAACGCAAGTTAGATTTATCTGTGAAAGTAAAAGTGGATTAAATGAAAGCGTGGGTTCTTTATCAGTTGATGAAATAATTTCTAAATCATGGGATAAAATTTTTACAACGAAAGTAAAAATTTTTGATGAAGATTATAGAAAGATAATTTGCTCAAAAATATTGAAACATTTTTACTTGCGTGAAATTGGTGCTGAAACTTTTGGTGTATGGCAGTTGTGGATGAATACTAAACTCGAAGAAATTATGCCATTATACAACCAGTTGTATGAATCATGCAATCTTAAATTTAATCCGTTTTTTGATGTCGATTTGACAAGGGGGCATAAGGGTAAAGGTAATACGGTTAGTAACGGTGACAATAAATCTGTTAGCAATACGACAGTTAATGCTAACAGTTTTACGCAGAATAACGGTGTAAATCGTGATTTATATAGCGATACACCTCAGGGTGCGTTGACAGGTGTTGAAAATGAAACCTATTTAACGAACGCTAGAAAAAACATTGACGAAAACAAAACAAATACAAATACAAACACGAATAGCGTTAACAATGAAACGAATACTAATAAAACAGAAGCAAACACGACAGACGAATATATTGAAACAATAGTCGGTAAACAAGGTAGTAAAAATTACAGTGCTTTATTAAAAGAATATCGTGAAACTTTTCTAAACATTGATATGATGGTTATTGAAGAGTTTAACGACTTATTTTTAAATTTATGGTAGCGAGGTGAAAAAAATGACAGGTTATGAGAACATTAGACGTATGTGTTTTCCTTTGGTTACGCCAGTTTTACCAAGTGTGTTTGATGATTCATTATCATACTACGAGTGCTTAACGCACGTTGTCGGTGTTTTAAATAAAACGATTGACGCAGTTAATTTTATCGGAAATAACACTGAACAACTTTTCAATCAGTGGATTAATGATCACAAAGACGAAGTGTTATTAAATGCATCATATAACGAAGAAAGTAAAACTTTATTCGTGTATGCAAAGGAATAATGTAGGGTGGTAAACAATGAAAAAATATATTGAAAAAATTGATTTATCTGGAACAGAACTTTTTATCAGTGATTCTGAATCCAAAGAAGAAACTAAAAGACTCTGGAAAAGATTCGGACAACTTGATTTATCCGGTAAGACTGTTTTCATTGGCGATAGTTACGGTGAGGGTTATACCACAATATTTGATAATACAGGTGCTATAAAAGGTTACACTATTAAGCCATGGGAAAATTATGTTATCGAAAATTGTGGAATTACAGACTATGTGATAAGCTGTCGTGGTGGTACTGGTTTTGCAGTAACAAACAATACTTTTGAATCGTTGCTTGATAGTGTTCAAGTTGACGCACCAGAAAGCGTAAAAAATATAGTCGTGTGCGGTGGCTATAATGAGCCAGCCGACATTGGTGCGATACAAACAGGTGAAATGAATTTTTACAGTAAAGCGAAAAGTAAATTTCCTAACGCTAAAATCTTTTGTGGAATGATTGGTTGGGATGTTAATTCGACTAACTGGGATAAATTAAACAAGGTGTGTGAAGCGTATCAGTATAATGCGGTTGATTGGTTTTACTTGAACAACGTACAGTATTCTATTCATTCTGATGGTCTTATGGGTGCTGACGGATTTCACCCGAACGAGACAGGTTATACAAAGATAGGACTTTACGTTTCAGAAGCCTTGAAAACTGGCTCATGTAATCCGAGTTTCTTTAACGTATATGCTAATGTTAGGTTTAGCCCTAACTGGGCGTTAACTCCCGGTAGTGTTTGGAATATTGTGACAAACTATGACGGCAATAAAAGTAGAATCATATGGGGTAATACAGTTATTACACCTGTCGGTGATACTACTATTAAATGTGATGGAACAGAATATTTAGTATGTGCAATAGATAGCACATCTTATATCGGTGATGGCGCAGGATATAGTGTTATTGATAGTTCAGTAATTGTACAAAGTGGAACACTTTT